ATAGGGACTAAGAAGCTAACGCCGGAGCAAGTGGCACAAAGAGCTGTAGCAAAGTCTTACTGGAAGTTGGGACCAAGCATATTCGATAAGAAAGAGGTAATAGCATGAAATCGATCTACAAAATCCGAGAAGCTGGACGAGAATACTGCCAGACTGAGGGATCACAACATTATAAAAGCTCAAACGTCATTGAGCCAATGGATTTGATTATTGCCAAGGGATTAGCAGAGGACTTCTGTTTAGCGAACATCATCAAATATGCGAGCAGGTTTAAGAAAACACAGAACTTGGAGGACTTGCGCAAAATATCAGACTACAGCCACATACTTTGTGGATATAAATTGACAACGATAGATAAGGAGCTAATAAGCTTTGAGAGCGTCCAGAAGGTAGCTAGGAGGCACTATAGTTCAGAGGCTTATAGAATGTATACAAAGAGTTGTATGGACAGCTTAGATGGCTAAGATAAACAGCAGAGCAAAAGGCGCTCAAGGAGAGAGGGAATTTAGTCGAGTATGTAGGGATCAAGGATATAGCGAAGTAAGAAGAGGTCAGCAGTTTTCGGGACTAGAGGGAAGTGATGTTGTTGGTCTACCTGGTATTCACATAGAAGTTAAACGAGTGCAAGCACTTAATATAGAAAATGCAATGATACAGAGCCGAAGGGATGCAAAGGAAAATGAAATGCCAATAGTAGCGCATCGGAAGAATAACTGTAAGTGGCTGATAACTATGGACGCTAATAGATGGTTTTCTATATATAAAGAATGGGAAGCAGGAATGGATCTAAGTGTCATTAAACAACAAGTAGCAGAGTGAAAGGAATTGTGTATGCAAGTAACATCAAAGGTTGGGGAAATTGGAATTAATAAGCGCGGTGAAAAAATGACAATAGTTGAATATGTAAGCTGCACGAATATAAAGGCAAGATTTGACAATGGATATATAACTAACCGCATTTCATATGGGAACTTTAAAGCTGGAAGTGTCAGATCAAGTAGTGCTCTGCCCAAGGGAGATAAGTGCCGATCTACCTGGCTGAATATGATCACTAGGTGCCGAGAGTCATGGCAGAAATCGAATCCAACTTATATTGGTTGTAAATGTTCTGACGAATGGTTAGTGTTTGGCAACTTTGAGAAATGGTACAACGAAAATATATACGAAACAGATGAACCATTACAGCTAGATAAAGATATCTTGTATCCAAATAATAAGATTTACAGCGCAGACACATGCGCACTTGTTCCAAGGAGTATAAATTTAATATTCACCAAGCGCCAGGCATCTAGAAAAGGCGTTTACCCTATGGGGGTAATATTTAATAAGAAAACAGGTAAGTACCAAGCACATTGTGGAGTCGGAACATGCACTACAAAAAAGTTAGGACTATTTAATACAACAACAGAAGCATTCAATGCTTACAAAGATTTTAAGGAATATAGTGTTAAAAATCTAGCTTATAAATATAGCGAAAGCATACCAGAGACTGTATATAAAGCCTTGTTAGCGTACCAAGTAAATATAGAGGATTAAAATAATAAGTGAATAAGGGGGTAATCCCATCGCACTTAAAAGGAGCAAATGGAAGCAGAGACACATACCGATCGTTTACAAATTTGAGGAGCAAGCGGAAAAAACTAGAGAGCAAAACGATTTATTCTGGGATAATCTTGCCCTGCCAAAGAAGACAGGACGCAGACAGCAGAAGCATAGAAAAGGATCACACAACACAATAAAAGAGCGCATGAAGGCCATAGCATATAAACGAGCAGAGGAAAGGGACCAGGGGCAATGCGTAACCTGCGGAGGGGTGGCATCTTCTCATCATCACATTATTAAACAAAGCACAAGGTATGGACCACAATACATTCAGCGCATGGAAAATGTAGTGTCAGAGTGCTCTGAATGTCACACGGAGATTCACAATCCCAAGCGAGAGAATATAAAACAACAATACTTGGAGGAATGGCAGGAGAGATATTATCCGGAGTACGTAGAAACAATGCGAGAGCTGGCGAAAGTTACCGGGTGTAGGGACGAGGAACTGATACAACGATGGAACATAAAACAGGAGGTAGCGAAATGATAAAAATAGAGTGTAGCGAGTGTTCATTCCGTTTCCACGACAAGGAATTGCTGCCATGCAAAACGTGTCCAAATAAAGGGAGGGCTTAGGGGATGGAAAGAGATTGTGAAAAATGCGTTTACATGAGCAATGAGTATGATGAAAAGTGCGTGGAAAAGTGCGCTTGTTGCTCATATATAAGTCATTCTAATTGGAAAGAGAAGATCGAATACAAGATGGTAGCAGATTTATTAACAAGGATTTCAGCGCTCAAGCTCGTAGATGCAGAACGTAACAGGCAGGACCACAAATGGGGAGAACAAAACCACGCACAAACCGCATGGGTAGGGATATTAGGAGAAGAGTTCGGTGAGTATTGCCAGGCAGTTAATGAGACATACCTCAACAACGCAACACAACAACACAAGGGCGGATTTGATAATTTAATGACTGAATTAACCCATGTTGCAGCGGTGGCAGTTGGGGCTATCGAGTGCTTAATGAGAAATAGGGGGAATGAATAATGTTTTTAGATCTTTTTAGTGCAGTCGTCGGGGGAATCATTGGGGGATTAGTTGGGTTTATGTCCTGCATACTTATGGCCATGGCTTCTAAGACAAATAGGAAACCGGGATTAAAGGCACAGAAGGAGTGCGAATACTTCCATGATGATTGCCAGCTAGATTGTGGTGAATGGACAGAATGCGACGAGTGGGAAGGCCGTTGAGTACAGAAGTAGTTAGAGAGATTATAGAGAAGTTATGGATGGGATATAGGAGGGGATAGGACAATGTTTCAATTATGTAAGGATTTTATATTTAGAACGGTTCAAGTAATAGCAATACTTTCAATAATTTCAATTGTATGCATTGCGTTAACAGCATGGATCAGCTTGACAGTTAAGTTGGGTGGATGGGTAATAGGATTTTAGGGAGGGGAACATATGAAGGAGATAGAGAGAGAGTGCCCTAACGGATGGATATGCGAAGATTGCCAGCATGAAAGCGTTTGTGCAATAGGACAATATTACGTAGAGCCAACAATAATAGAGATAGCTGAGAAGATAGATAAGGAAGTTACACAAGAAGCGTCGAAGGATGCTAGAGCGATAATGAGAGGGACTTGGTTCGACAACTACAATAGAATGGATGAGCAAGAACGCTGGGCTGAATATGCCAAGTGGCCTACACCTCATCTACATTTTAAGCCTGCACTTCCCCTGGATGGACCTTCAAGCCCTGGGGGATCAAAGAGTAAATGCAGTAAGAGCAAGAAGGGTAATAAACCCACTCAATACCTATGGAATGAGTTCAAATAGTGCGTATTTCATGATATAATATAGGTAGGAAGATAGGTTTGAAGTAGCTATTTAAACCGACAAAGAGACTTTCCTGAGTCTCCTTCTTCCATAAATATTCAGGCTAAAAACAGCAGGAGGTTTTATTTTTATGAAGAAATGTAAAAAATGTGGTATAGAGAAGCCAGAAACAGCAGAGTACTTTGTAAAAGATATGGGATGTAAAAATGGAGTCAAGGGAGAATGTCAGGTTTGTTACAAGGCCCGTAGAAAAATATATAAAAAAGATTATTGCCAAGATAATAAAGAATCGATATCTATAAAAAAGAAGATATATAGAGAGTCTAATAAAGAAGCAATTTTATTAAGTCAGAGTATCTACAGAGAATCTAATAGGGAACAACTTGCGGCAAATCAAAGAATATATATGATCGAGAATAAAGATAAAATTGACACATATAGAATAGACAACAAAGAAAGCATTGCATTAAAGGCTAGCATATATTATAAAAGCAGAAGAGAACAAGCGTTAATAGATGGCAAGCTGTATTATGAAGCTAATAAACCAAAGATGGCATCATATGCAAGAATATATAGATTAGAACATAGAGGGATAATGGCTGTAATAAGCCAAAGACGTAGATCAAAAGAGAAACAGTTAAAATCGACACTAACAGTGGGACAATGGAATAAAATATGTGAAGAATTTGGACATAAATGCGCATATTGTGGAGAGAGTAAACCTTTAACACAAGATCATCTTAAACCTGTGTCATTAGGTGGAGAGTATACAATAGAAAATATCATCTGTGCTTGCAAGAGCTGCAATAGTTCTAAGGGGCCTAAGTTATTTAATGAATGGTATCCAAGCTTTAAACATTATTGTAAGGACAGAGAAAGTAAAATTATTGATCGTTTTGAAATGTTATCGTTGACATCAACATTACACCATATCACAGTTGACTTAATTTGACAAGCGTGATATAATTCTCTATAAGAGGTGTGCCCTACTTGAAATGAGTGGGGCTTTCCTTATACCCAAATATAATAGAGGTGCAAGAATGGAACTTACATCTATAGCAAAAGAGATACACGAAGCGAGCAAACGCCTGTCAAAAGGTAGTGATGCTCTTTTTTTATTGGCCAAAGCAAGTGCAGAAGCCGAGAGAGATTACCGACATGCACTAGCCGTGGAGATAATGAAACTTAAAGAAGATAAACTGCAAGCGACCTTAATCCCTGATGTAGCGAGAGGGAATACGAGTGATCTTAAATTTATAAGAGATATTGCAGAGATGAAGTATACCAGTGGGCGCGATTCATTAAAGGCAATAGCAAGTCAATGTAATGCGCTTCAATCTATTCTGAGAGTGCAGGGAGAAATATAGGGGGTGTTGGTCATGTCCTCATGTTCGGAATTTATGAGATTAAAGAATGATCCAAGGAGCCTGGTTAATTGCGGAAGCTGTGTGAAATATGATCGTTATGGCGGAAGATGCAAGGATGAAGCAGAAGTGCTTAGGAAGTACGAGGACAGCCCTGTGTTTGATACGTTTAGTAGGATGATGCAGGATAGTAAATCAATAATGATATAGAAAGGTGGTAGTAATATGACTGAGACACTACAACATAAAGAAGCCTTTGAGTATTACTACTCACTTGGTGATAAAAGGAACCTTGCTTCAGTAGCTATTCAGTTTAAGTTCAGTGAACGTTCATTATTTAAGTGGAGTAAGGAGTTTGACTGGCAAGAACGCATTATACAGAGGGATATCAACATCGGCAAATCATTAGAAAAGAAAACTAATATAACCGTTCTTAATGAAAAGGCCAAGCACTTAAAGATAATATCAGAAGCAATTATCAGGATGAGACCTGTTAATATAGAAACGGTTAAAGACTATGAAACAATAGTTAAGCTTGAATTACTGTTACTGGGTGAAGCAACCGAGAAGGCCGATAATGAAATAACAATGGACTTCTCGCACCTTACACCTGATCAGATAAGAGAGTTGATTAAGAATGAGCATACTGCAACAACTCCAACTAGAGTTATGTAGACAATCCTTTTATGACTTCTGTGTATATATGGACTCATCATTCTTTACCACAGGCAAGCCACACCTTAAGTTGATTGCAGATGAGTTACAATTAGTGTCTGAGGGAATAACCCATAAGCTTGCTATAAGTATGCCACCACGGGCAGGTAAGAGCTATATAACATCACTGTTCTGCGCTTGGATGCTAGGTAAACATCCTAATGGATCTATAATGAGAAATAGTTACGCAGCTAAGTTGGCCGAGAAGTTCAGTAAGGATATAAGAGATGGAATTATTCCAAGCGCTAAGTTTAAGAAGGTTTTCCCTGGCATAGTAGCTAAGGGTGCTATAGATAACTGGACTATAAATGGTAATACACAACCAGCTTACTTCTGTGCTGGTGTAGGTGGCCCCATAACTGGCTTCGGATGTGGCCTGATTTCTTTGTTGGACGATCCAGTAAAAAACATTGAAGAGGCCTTATCTGAAACAGTCATTGATAATATATGGAATTGGTATGGATCAACTCACATGAGTAGGTTAGAAAAGGGCTGCCCCGAGATACACATAGCCACACGTTGGACTCGTAAGGACCCTATAGGACATCTCACAGACCCTGAGAGTGAAGCATACGACCCTAATATTAAGGTGCTTAGTATATCAGCGCTCAACGACATCGGTGAGACATTTTGCGAAGAAATCAAGACCACGGCAGAATATCATTCGCTAAGGAAGATCACAGAAGACTTTATCTGGGAAGCAGAGTTTATGCAGCACCCAATCGAGTCTAAAGGCCTGCTCTATCCTATAGAAGAGCTTAACAGATTCAGCATGTCAGACATAGCAAGCAAGACACCGGACGCTATAGTAGGCTTCACGGATACAGCAGACAAGGGAGATGATTACCTATGCAGTCTGATAGGGAAGAGATATGGAGAACACACTTATATAACTTCTGTGGTGTTTACACAGGATGGAGTAGAGATTACGGAGCCCTTAGTGGCACAACAGATTATAGATACAAAGACTCAGATAATGCAGATAGAGTCAAACAACGGTGGGTATCAGTACAGCCGGAATGTTGCTAAGTTAATAGAAGGTAAGTCTTATTGCTCAGTGATAACGTGCAACGCTACTACCAACAAAGAGACTCGCATACTTATGTGTGCTGGGTACAACAAAGAGTATATGTACTTCCGCAAGGATTACGATATAGGTTCTGATTATGACAAGTTCATGCGCCAACTTACTTCCTACGTTAAGATGGGTAAGAACAAGCACGACGACGGCGCAGACACGCTTACAATGGCCGGTGACTACATGAGAAGAACGTTAATGACAAAGCCTATAGAAGTAGACCCAGAGAGCGAGCAGGGACGATATAACAAGATGATCAATGACTTAGGCAGAGAGATGCCAAGTGAGTTCTTTAACTGGTAGGAGGTATGAGAAATGAGAGCAATATTTGAACTAGATATGCCAGAGAATTGTTATCATTGCCCAATATATAATGGCGAGTATGCAGCATGTCAAAGCACAGGGGAATTCTTGGATAATATATCACATATAGTTATTGGTCGTGGAAAGCAATGTCCGTTAATACCAATAGTTGAATAGGTCATGGCCTAGATAAACAACAACAGACAGCCTTGTAACTGTTTGTTTGTAATCATATACGATATTGATAAACAAGTGTTTTGTATAGTCTATAACTACAGAAGGGAGAAACATATGGATATAATCCTAGGGGCGTTGGTAACAACAGCCTTTTTTTCATGCCTTTATATAGCGTACTCAGTAGGCCTAAGACACGCTAAGCAGTCTATAGCTGACAAACGTACAGAACAGGAAGAACTAGAGCTAGAGCGTCAACGTAAGGGCTTTGACAACATAATGAACTTTGATATGGACGTTGCGTTAGGAAGGAGGGCTAATAAGTGAGCTACGATCACACAGACGACTGGCAGAAGCTATTAGACGGACGCAAGTACAACAACACATTAGAACCTCCTTACAATGACATGGTCAACCTTAACATTGACTTTATTAATGACCAGCAATGGAAGAACGTAGAGAACAATGGCATACCCACACCTGTCTTCAACATCATGAAAAGAGCAGAAACATTCTTCGTTGCTTCTATTACATCATCTAAGACGGCTATTAAATTAGAACCACTTGAGTATGCTGAGGAAGAAGAACAACAGACACCGGAGATGCAGGATCAACAACACGCTTCAGACATAGCAACGGGAGAAATAGAGAACTTACTCGAGAAGTTCAAAATGGATAACATGATTAGAGACGCTCTATTCAAGGCTTCTCGCATGGGTGACGTGTACTGGCATGGTTACTTTGACATGAAGAAGAAACCTTACGGTGGTATGTTTGGCAATGTCGAAGGTGAGATATGCGGAGAGCTTGTTAACGGCACTAACGTATTCTTAGGCAATCCTAATAACTCTATCATTGATAAGTACACACAACCTTATGTATTGGTCACAGGACGCGACATGGTGGCTAACCTGCAACGTCAAGCACAACAGTATAAGAACTCAAAAGAGGTAGACAAGATAACATCAGATAGCAACTGGCAGTATGAAGCTGGCGAGATGGCTAAGGTGGAAATACTAGGAGATAACGGCAAGGCATCCGGTAAAGCTCTGTATGTTATCTGTTACACCTACGACGCTGATAAGGACACTATCATGGCCTCTAAATGCACAGAGAGTGCTTATATGTACAAGGATGTAGACCTAGGCTTAAGCGACTATCCAGTAGCCGGACTATGCTGGGAGAAACAAGAGAACCAATACCACGGTAGAGCGTTATGTTCAGGTATTATCCCCAATCAAATCTATATTAACAGGCAATTCGCCATGGTTATGTACCACCTTATGAACGCAGCGTTCCCCAAGCTGATCTATAACGCAGACCGGTTACCAGAACCGACTAACAGAGTAGCAAGTGCTATTGGTGTTCGCGGCGTAACCCCTGGTGAAAGCATAATGAACTATGTAGGCCAGCTTAACCCCGGCGTTATGTCGGGCGAGATCATTAAGGTAATAGACATGGCTATTTCTTATACAAAAGAAATGTTGGGTATCAATGACGCGGCGCTGGGTAATATCAATCCAGAGCAGGCAAGCGGTACTGCCATTGCGTCAACAGTTAGGCAGGCAGCTATACCACTAGAAAACACAAGGGCTAATCTGTATGGATGGCTAGAAGATATTGCGCGCATTTTGATAGATATGATGGGTACTAACTATGGCACAAGACCTATCATTATTAAATCAAAAGGGATAAGACAAAAGGTCGACTTTGACTTCTCCACGCTTAAACATCTTTGGTTGAACATTAAGTGTGACGTGGGGCCTAGTAGCTACTATTCGGAAATTGCCCAAGTTCAGATGATGGACACACTTCTTTCGATGAAGGACCCATTGTTTACTATGATAGATTATCTTGAGAACTTGCCTGAGAACTATAAGAACGAGGACCTCATCGAGAGAGTCAAAGAAAACTTGCAGAAACAAATACAAATGCAAGAGCAACAAATGGCTCAAGAAGGCCAAATTCAACAGCAGCAGAAACAACAAATACAAGGCGAGCAGATGCAACAGGAACAGGGCATGCAGGAGCAAGAGCAAATGCAAACAGACCAACAGCAGGGCGATGACGAGAAGATGGCAGACTTCTATGAGTCACTACCGTTAGAAACACAACAACAGCTCAAACAGCTACCTGCAGAGTCACAACAGAAAGCGCTTATGCAGTTAATGCAATCTGGTATAAAGAAAACGATGCAAAACAGCGAGTAACCTGATATAATATATAGGTGGGATAGTGTTGCAACACGACAAGGGTACTGCCTTAGTGCCTTTCCCACTTACTAATTAGGGCAATACGATAAGGCGGTGTTTTTTTGATAGGCATTTATAAGATTGAGTGTTTAGTTAACGGAAAACTTTACATCGGACAAAGCAAAAATATTGAGGGTAGATTCAGACAACATACAGGAAAGTTAAATAGGCGAAAGCACTTTAACTCCTACCTCCAAAGAGCGTGGAACAAGTACGGAGAAGGAAGTTTCACGTTTTCTATAGTTGAAGAGACTACCATAATAGACATAAGCGAAAGAGAGATATACTGGATTAAGTTCTTAAGAAGTCACGTCAGGGAAGACGGATACAACCTTACAACTGGCGGCGAGGGTACGAGTGGTGTACTTGAGTTTACGAAAGAGCGTAAGTCCATGTTGAGCAGGATAAATAAGGGAAATTCAAACGCAAAGGGATATAAACACTCAGAGCAAGCATTGGCCACAATGAGACAAAAAAAGCTTGGAACTAAACCAAGACTTGGGTGTTCTCCATCTAGCTACACTCGACAAAAAATAAGGGAATTCAATCTAGGTAAGGTTCTTCCATTGGAAACAAGGGAAAGAATGAGTAAGGCTAAATCAGGAGCGAACGCTTATCAAGCTAGTTTCACAGAGATACAGGTTATTGAGATAAGGCGGCTAATTGGGATAGGGAATAAAGTAGTAGCCATAGCAAAACTCTTTAATGTTCCTCCCTCTACAATATATAAGATAAGGGCTAGAACGACATATCAAAATGTCATATAGATAACTAAATAATAACAACCCTAACGCACTTACATTAGTAGGTGCCTTTTTAATATAAAAAAATGGCCCAACCATAGGCCAAAAAGGAGAGTTACATGTTATTTAGAACAATGTTCATGGCACCATACATGAGCGAAGACGGAGACATTGGTGGAGGTAGTGACGATTTCTCAGATGTAGTTTTTGATTTAGAATCTGAGGTATCGGAACCAGAAACCGAAGAAGCTACGCCTGCAGTAGAAGACACCACTGAAACTGCAGAGGTAGTAGAACCAAAAGTAAATCCTATGATTCCATATAAGTTCAATCTCGAAGATAAAGAAATGTCATATGA